ATACATGTAAAAATAATACATGTAATTTTTTTCACACTAACAAATATTAACTAACAACAAGTATTAAATAACAATAAATACTAACTAACAACAAGTCCTACTTCTCTTAATAAATAAAAGAGAGAAATTTAAAATTTAGGACTTTGCAAAAATGGGAAAGGAGTACTCATGAAGCAATTAAAACTAAGTATTAAACCCAAACAAGAACCTACTGAGGGTCAATCTCTTAATTCTTCAGGTTATTCAGTAAAAATCAATGACTGGGAATTAGGGCGTGGGGTCACTGGCTTCAGACTAGAAATGCCTGCGGACGGAAAACCAAAAATCACTATTGATTTTACACCAGATGTTATTGAAACTAATGGCGTGGTTGTGAATCCTCAAATTTTAGAAGAGTTTGAGCGAGCCCACTCAGACTTTATTGCCAAAACTCAAAACGAGAAGGAAAAATCTGAGCAGAGGCTGCAGGATATTGCAAAATCACTGACTATTATCGAACGCTATATTGGCTTAAGACAGTCTTTAACTCGAAAAGGATGGGGAGAGCTAAACAGCCTTTACGATTACCAACTAAACGAAAAAGAGCGTAATTTGTCAAAAGATATAACACTGGATGACAGTGAAACTAATGTCTTTCGAAAATACGCTCAGACGGCGCTGGAAAGTGAGACAGTCTAGAAGACAACAAAAAGCACCTGCGGAAATCAGGCGCTCAACAAAATTATTCAAGGAAATTATACCACGAAAGGAATAGAAATGGAAGTAACAGTATATGCTTACGGTCGTAAGCTAGAACCAGACGAAGAAATTATCATCCCAGCAAATCATCGTTTCTATGATATCTGGAACGGGATTGCAAATGAAATGCTCGATAAAGAGGAGGATGTAGCGTAATGAAATTACTTACTAAGTTAAAACTCAGACTCGAAGGGTTTATCAATGAAGTGAGCCTTGACTGGAGAGTAGTCGCAATCGAGCTTAACGAGGACCTTCTCGAAGAGCGCAAGCGTCGCTTTGTTTTCGAGCAAGAAAACTACAATTTGAAGCAGGAGCTTGCTGCCTACAAGTACAAAGAAAACTTTGATATCAAGGCTAGACTGCAAGGAGAAATGTAGATGTACATTATATCAATCCATGTCAAAAATGCTGAAACTGGAAACGAGGATTTCAGTTTGATTGGAAGTGACTTTTTGCCAATTGGCAAACAAGATTATTCAGCTACTGTTTTCGAGACGAAAGAAGAAGCTATTGCTTATTTGAAATCAGCTTCATACGAAGCTGCGGGAGTTTATGGAAATGACTGGGAATTTCAAGACAAGACTTCTTCTGGAGTGGAATCCCGCTGTCGAATTTGGAAAGTTGGAGAATAAAGAAAAAAGGAGAACAATATGTCTAAAGCACTAAAAACAATCAAAAAAATCAAACAACTTCAGTTAGAAATGCATGCTTTTAGTCTTGCTTTTTTGACCGTAGAAGAAATGGGGCTTTTTCCAGAAGATAAAAAAGGTAAGGCAAAGGCTCAAACAATGCACGACGTGAGTCTCATGCTCAAGGACGTCTTAGACGGCAAGTCAGTAGATGAAGCTATGAAACGGCTAGATATTGAAGTGAAAATTGAAGAGGTGGAGCAGGAAGATGAACAGAATTGAACTTGAAAACCGTGTGTGGCTTTTGGCCAACAATGAAGAAAAAAACGAATTGCTGGATCTTGGGTTAACATCCAAAGCTAGATATGTGAAACGAGTCCTGGAACTCGGAAAGATGTATGCTCATGTTTGATTACGACAGAGACATAATGCAACCGCCCGAACCACGAGAAGAACTTGACCCTAGCGAGTATGTGTATATTGGATGCGGTCAGTATCGATATGTAGGTGATGAAATATGATTCAGGAGATACACGAAGAAATCGACAATTGGAGAGCCGAGTATATTCATCTTGGTCAGGAATTTGGAGAAATTATCAACGAGCAACAAGATATTATTTTGAAGTTGCAAAACGAAAATAGACGTATAAAACGTGAAAATTGGAATCTTAAGAAGACGAAAGGTAGAAGAAAATGAGTTACGAACAAATATCAGAGTCAACGTATTATCGAAACATGAGTTATTGGAATCAAGTTGCACAAAATTATAGAGCACTAGGTGGTCTAGGAATTTGTGACGACGAAACAGGCGAAGAACTATATACAATCTAAGGAGAAAGACAAAATGACAAACGAACTAACACACAAACAATTTTTCAACTCACCAGCAGTAAAACAGAAATTTTCTGAGGTGGTAAACGGCAATGGTCAGCAATTCGTGGCCAGTCTACTTAGCATCGTGACAAATAACAACCTACTAGCTAAGGCTACTAACGAAAGCATCATGACCGCTGCCATGAAAGCTGCAGTCCTTAACTTGCCAATTGAACCAAGTCTTGGTTATGCGTACATCGTGCCTTACAAGAACCAAGCGCAGTTTCAAGTTGGGTATAAAGGCTTAATCCAGCTTGCACAACGAAGCGGACAAGTCACACGTTTAAATGCTGGAGAGGTCTATGAAAGCCAGTATAAAGGGTTTAACCCACTAACTGAAGATCTTGAAGTAGACATGACTGCCATCCCGAAAGAAAATGAAAAAGTCGTTGGATACTTTGCTTTCATGCGATTGGCCAATGGTTTTGAAAAGACAGTATTTTGGACCAAGGAACGAGTTCAAGCGCACGGTAAGAAGTACAGTCAGTCATTCTCTAACAAGTATAGCCCATGGCAATCAGATTTTGACGCTATGGCTCGTAAAACTGTATTGAAGCACATGCTTTCAACCTATGCCCCTCTTTCTACCGAATTGCAGGAAGCAATCGTGGCAGATAACGAAGATAGCACAGTTTCAAACAAGAACGAAATCAAAGACGTCACTCAAGAACCAGTTGCTGAAACATTGGACGGTATCCTAGGAGCTCCTAGCAAACCCACAGAGAGCGATAATGTGGTCGATGGAGAATTTTACCGCAGAGACCAAAACACCCCCAAAAACGGCTAAAAAAACGGCAAATCCTGACGAGTTAACCTCTACCGGATACCCGGCAGATGAAATTCCAGATTTTGACGAAGAAACAGGCGAAGTTTTGGAAGAGCTCAGCTTCTTTGAGGGGAATACGACCAATATTAAGGAGTAGTCCATGGAAGAACTAACACAAGAGAACTACTACCAAGACACGAGCTGGTTGACCAATTCACGCTTCAAACGGTATCAGCAATGCCAAGCGAAAGCCTTTGCCCTTGATAGTGGCCAATGGGTAGAAGAGAGGGACGAGACCCCTCTCCTACTCGGTAACTATGTTCACTCTTACTTCGAAAGTCCAGAAGCACATCAGCAGTTCATGGACGAAAATGGCGAGAAGCTACTAACCAAGACAGGCAAAAATAAAGGAAACCTCAAATCCGATTTTGTGATTGGCGACAAGATGATTGAGATCCTGAAAGACGATGAAGGATTTGGCTACCTGTACCATGGTTATCCGTCGGATGATGTCCGAAAAGAATTGATTGTCTATGGCGAAATCGAGGGCGTGCCAGTCAAAGGGAAGCTGGATAGCGTGAATTTAAGCCGTGGCTACTTTGTGGATTTAAAGACCATGAAATCCATCTATGCTGAAGAATGGAGCGCAGAACTCAAAAAGAAAGTTCCTGCAGCGGTTAACAATATCCTTAACTTTGGATATCATGGTCAGCTTGGTCTATATCGTGAGTTGTTGAAACAAATGACAGGCAATGATTTTAGACCTTACATCGTAGCAGTCAGTAAGGAGAACGTGCCAGACCGCGAAATCCTGAAAATCGACGATGAATGGCTTGAAGAAGGACTAGACAAAATCAAATCTGAAATCGTTGAAGTATGGGACGTCATTCAAGGTAAGCAGAAGCCTAAAAAGTGTGGGCATTGTGACTACTGTAGAAGTCAGAAAAAACTAACAGGAGCAATCGCACTGAGCACTCTGATTGAAATGTAAATAAATTAAAACAAGCCGTGTATTCTTGTAAAACTGCGAACTAGGAAGCGTCAATGAAGGTCATGTGACCTTGGACGAGCGACTGCCCGTATTTAGCCAAACTCACAACAGAGGCAGTCGCATTTTTTAGAAAATAAAAAAATGAAATTTTTAGATTTATTTGCTGGTATCGGTGGATTTCGTTTTGGAATGGAATCGGCAGGCCATGAATGTATAGGATTTTGTGAGATAGACAAATTCGCTAGAGCTAGTTATAAAGCTATACATAACACGAAAGGAGAAATAGAGCTACATGACATCACAGCAGTATCAGACGAGTTTATTCGAGGAATCGGACGTGTGGACATTATCTG